AAAACATTTATAGATTGAGCCTCACCCTTTTTTATTTCAGCAAAAGTGCTATTAAATTCCGTGTAATTATATTCCAAGAAAGGTAATTTTATTCCTGCAGTAGATCCTATGTTTTCAGACTTTAAATAAACATAATAATTTCTCCACATTCCGAAACGGTTTAAATATCTTAACCCAATTCTTTTTTCTATTCCCTCGCACTCTTGGTTTAATTCAATTTTATGTATCTCGTAATCTTTTATTTGTATGCCAGTAATGCTTAATCCGTGTGAGCCAAAGCCTCCAGTATCAGCATCCATATAGGCAACTAATTTTAATACGCCTCCTGCTCCACAAACAACACTTACATTTGTAGTTCCTACTCCAGTAATTGCAGTACTTAAATTACCTCCTAAATCTGCTTTTATCCAATATGGATTTCCACTTGGATTATTAACTGCATCAATAGTTACCCAAATAGAATAAGAAACTCCCTCAACAAATGTTCCTCCACTATATTGAATCTCAAACGTATTACCACAACTTTCATCTGGAATAACAAGCACTAATTTATTTGCTGCAGTAACTCCGAATGAAGATGCGCAACTTGGAAAAGAATCTGTAGTCCAATAATTATTCCCACTCATAAAATTGAACGATGGGTTGTAAACAAAATTACTAATTATGTAAAAAAGGTATTTAATCTCTCCAACTACATCACCTGCATTTATGTGTACCAATCCACTATAAGAATCAATAAACTGTTCCGAATCATCTGACATTATAGCTGAAACATCAGATGCGTATTTAAAATAATAATCTATTAATGATAACCCAATAGTCTGGTCGTAATCAAATGTTGTTATGTTTTGTAATTCACCTAGCTTATCAAAAATTCTTCTCTTACCAAAAATAACTGTATCAATATCAAAATCAAAAGTGTCTAATAAAGACGTGTTGTTGTATAATTTTACAGAGCAATTAAATGGCTGAGTAGTATCAAATATTGTGTGATAAACTCTTGCAAAAAGTAAATCTAAAATATCTGACATAGAAAATTCAATACTTGAAGTTAGAAAATATAAATTTTCATTGTAGGTATATCCACCTAAAACATAAGTTATTTCAACGTGTGTTGCGGTTGTATTTTTTGTAATTGCAATCCTATTAAGATCTCCAGAAAAAACTAAATTATCTGGATAGTCTATTGTAAATGTGGATGCGTCTGTAAAGGTTCTCATATTATAATTCTTTTAATGAAACGTATCTATCGTTTGCAGCGTGAAATTCTTTCAAAGTTAATATATTTGGTGGTATCATTGCTGCACCTTTTGCAAAAGCACGAGCCAACATATCTTCACCTGCTAATTGATTACTAACTTGTTGTTGACCGAAACCAACACCTCCTCCTGCTTGGTTTAAGGCACTTAATAATGGCGAGAACATTGCAGTACTATTTGCATTTAAAACGCTTTCTCCATTGCTCAATTTAGCGTCAATAGAGTCACTTGTTCCGCTGCCAGGTCCGCTAACTAAACCTCCAGATGCAAATGCAGGTTTTTTTGGCATTGGTTCAAATGCTTTTCTTGCTGCGCTTATTGTACTGATTACAGATGCAGAACCTGCAGCAATGGCTGCTAAATAATCGTAAATAGTTACTGATGATTTACTGGCAGTCTTAACTACTCCTGCAATTCCCTCTGCCAATGAAACACCAATATTGAAAATAGCAATAGCCTTTGCGAATTCTGCAGCTTGCTCTGAATCGTCAGACATTGAAGATAATATTGAATTTAATAAAGTTCCAATACTTCGCATAGTTGATGTAAAAGCCTCTAGTTTCATTACTTGGGCATTAATAACTTGCTGCTCCGAATTGATAACATCTTGGTTAGCCTTTGCAACCATAATTGCATAATCTTGTTGGCTTAACTTTAATGCTGCCTTTGTTTCAGCATCCATATTTATTACGGATAACTGATAAGCTTTTGCTTTTTCTAATTCCAATAAAGCCTGCTCATCTTCAAATAAACCATTGTTTTGAGCATTAAGAATTTTTAATTGAAATTCTTTTTCTAAATCACTCTGTAATTTATTATACTTTTCTGCAGTTGCTGCATCTTTTAACGCTTGCGAATCTTTCAGAAATTTATCTTCAATGGCTAATCTTTGAACATTAGTTAAATTCTCATTTAATAATTCAGCATCACGCTGCAGGGTAAGTTTACCAATCTTTAAATTTAATTCAGCTTGTGTTCCCTTTTCAGCTAATTGTAATTTTGCATCGTATTCCTTTGTCTTGGCGTCAATCTCTTTTTTGATATTGGCATCTAAAGACTTTTCGGTCAACTCATTTACCTTATCGTTTAGGATATTATTATTCTGGATAATAGTATCACTAATCGCTTGCTTTGCCTTTGCAGTTAAATTCTTTTCTGTATCTAATCGTAATTGTAAATCTTCATTTGCACGTTTAGTTTTAGTTTCTTCTGCTAAGATCTGACGTTGGTAATCATCTTTTATTTGTTGGATAACTAAATCCTCCAGTTGTCTGATAGCAGCCTTTTCCTTACTTAACTTTTCATCGTGTATCTGTTTCCACTTTTCATAATTAGCTTGTTGTTCCGCTGCCAATTCATTTTCGGCTGCAGCTAATTTTTTATTAATCTCTTTTTTACCGTCAAAATATTCTCGTTCCGCATTTAAAGAACGAACCTTTGCAGCTGCAATTTTATCTGCAGTTTCATCGCTAGTATCACTTTCGTTTTTAGCTAATGTTTCAATAATTCTTAAATTCTCATCTGCTAATTTTTTCTTATCAATTAAATCCTGCTCATCTAATTTACTGGCATCTTTCAAAAAAGCTATTCTTTGTTCGGCATTATTCTTTTCCTTATCCATAACCTCCGCCATTAATTCAGAACGCTTAACAGCCCTCTTTGCAGTGTTAACACTAAAGTTTCTTTCTGCCTCCTCTAAATCATCTTGCGCTCTTACTAATTCCATTGCTGCCTTTGCCGCATCAGCCATTCCAGTTTTAATACCAAAGAACCCTGCAATAGCATCGATTGCACCTGCAGTTGCCTCTGCCATAAAATGAACTACCTCCGCAATAGCACCTGCCAAGAAACTTGCAGCTTTACCAATGGCATCGAATATAGGTTGTAAGATTGCAAACGATTCTGACATTTTTGTACTTGCCTCATCATTCAATGAAAATCCTTTTTTCAATAACATAAAGGCAGCAACGATTGCACCTACAACCGCCGCAATAATTATGATAGGTGGAGTTAAAAATACAGTACCTAACGCCCTTGCTCCAGATGCTATTGAGCCAAATGCTCCAGTAGATGCCTTGGCTGCAGTACCAGAAGTGGTTGCCAAATTGGTTAAACTTCCAGATGCCTTTCCTGCAAATCCCTCAATGGAACCCATTGCCTCACCACTTTGCGCTATGTTTGAACTCATATCCGCAACACTTTCAGAAACACCACTTGCCTTTGCTGCAAAACCTCCGAAAGATGAAATCATTCCTCCTAATTTTGGACTTACAACACTAACCTGGTCGGACATTTTTCCTAAGAAACCAGTAACTTGATTCATTCCTGCTCCTGCCTTACTCATTCCCTCGGGATAGTTTCCTATTTGCCTCTGAAACCTACCAGTTGCCTGCTCTGCCTCGTTTAATTGTTCAACGGTATCTGCAATACTCTTTTGTAATTCTTGTCCCTTGGCGCTTTCCCTTTCAGCTTTACTTAAATTATCAAACTCTTTTATGTTGTTGGATAACTGCGCTCTCATTGCTGCCAAGCTATCCGTGTTATCCTTTTGGGTTTTAATGTTGTTTCTTAATTCCTTTTCGTTTTGACGGATAGATTCTTTCTGGGTATCAATGGCAACCTTTACTGCAGTAGATTTTTTACTGTATTCTTCTTCGGTAATGGTTCCTGCCTTACGAGCCTTTGTCAATTCGATTTGCGTTTGCTTTAAACGCTCAATGCTTTGTTGGTTTTCAAAAATAGTTTTGGCTGCAGCCTCATTTGAAACTACAATCTCGATTAATATTTCTTCTTTCTCTTGTGCCATTACTTCCTAATGTTTGATTTAATTTGTGCAATCACTTCCGATGCCAAGCGTTTTTTAATATTGCCAACGGTAGTTTCTATTTCTTGACTGTAAATATCGGAACGCCCTCCCCTTTGATGCAACCCAGTTCCTTTGCTTTTAATGTTACTTGCAATAGCACCTGCAGCCATAATTAGCGACCGTTCTGGAACGCTATATTTAGGTTGCCAGTTAGCAGATGGTTTTCGTTTATAAGGCAACTGAGTGACTGCAATTCCCTTGTCTAAAATCCATTGTTTGATAATCTGATTAAAGCCTTTTGGAACACCGCCTGCAGGTCTGCCTATTTCAACACCCTTAAAATATCTTCTGGAAAACACTACTACTCCAAATTCCGTTTCCTCAATCCTCATAGATTTAGCAGTACGACCACTTGCACTCGTTCCAGTACTATCCAAATTATTGGCAATCCTACCAATCATTTGAGTTAATTCGTCCTTAACTATCTCTTTTTCAGTCACGATATAAAAATAAATAAAATAGTTAACTAATATTAAAGTAATTGGCACGGACGGCATAGTCAATGGCGTACCTTGCGCTATCAATACCGTGGTTATCCTTTTCCGAAAATGAATCATCTACAAATTCATAGCTGCTAAATTCTTTCATTGCGTGTTCACCACAAACAACAATAGGATAAGTGTTCAATAATTCTACTCCAGTTTTAATTGAGTTTGGTCCCTTTGTGGCCTTGACTAAAGTCAGACCGGTTAACTGAAATATGTTTGACATTCTAGCATCACCTCCGCCTCCGAAGTCACAAATTATTGGGTTACTGGCATCACAATATTCTTTCAGTATTTCGGATAACTGGAAGTCGTTTAGTTGGTTTTGATACAGTAGGTATCTGATATAAATAACTCCAAGCACCATTGACATTTCAATCAAAGCGCAAGGATCTTGACTGAAACCAAAATCCAAACCGTAAAGCTTGCGACTATGTTTGGTTAAACTTTCGTATTCAGCAACGGTACATTCTGATAGCCTGCCAAATACATTGCCTCGCATATCTCCATACTCGCCTAAATAGAACACGGAATAAAGGTACTTGTCGTAAGCAGATGCATTTGGTAGTTCCGCTCTATGTTTTATAGCTGCAAAGTTTTCCTTTTGGGATTCTGCTAAATATGGGTTGTCTTTCCAAGTGGTTTTTAATAGGTTGCTGCCAGACGTATATTCGTCAATCCAAAATCGTTTTGTAGGGTTAAAATCCACAATCGTTTGAATCCTGGTTCTCATAATTAATTGTTGAACAACTTTATATTCCAAGTCATTACATTCGTTTAGGTAAAGGAAATCCCTCTCCGCTCCCTTGGCATCGTTTTCATTTTCAAAGGAACGAAATAAGAAAGAGGCGTTTTTTATTTTTACGCTAAAGGGTGAGCGAATAATGGTATATCCATTTGCTATTTCCCGAAAGGAATTGACCGCTCCGTCACGTAAAAAAGGAATAGAACGACCAACAACAGTACATTCAAATTTGATGCCCATTTGAGCCATAAAGAATAACCATTGAAGTCCCGAATAAGTTTTGCCAGACCTTGAACTTCCAACTAATCCTACAAATCTTTCTTTGGCATTCTGTTTAAAGTGTCTGAAATATATTGGGATTATTTGCACCTAGTTTTTCTATTCTTTGGATAGCGTTTTGTGTTGATGTGGTTGTAAATGTCAACTATAGAGTTGTAGTGGATTGATACTGGTTTCTTTTTAACCTTTATCCGTTCCACTTTAACAATATTGTAAATCAAATTATTGAAGTGACTGGAGCCAATTTTATGCCTGCCTTTGGATTTCAATTCCGCATTTATACAAACTAAAGCCTCAGCTATTGTATAAGGTTCTATTGGTAAATCTGATTTAAGCATTGGTAATTTTTTCAATAAATTCATCGTAATTTAAAGCAACTGTATGGTCCACAATCTGAGTAGATTTTCCATAAGCCCTATCAAGTAAAGCCTCTGCAGCCCGAACATCACCTTTAGATGCCTTAGCACGTAAAGCCATTAGGATAGCCTTAGCTGCAGAAACTCCGTCCTTTTCCTCACCCAATACCTCTGCCAGTAAAGTATCTATTGCAGGAATCTTCGGGGGTTGTCCCTTTATATTTCTTCGTGGATCAAATCCCTTTTTGAAAGGAACCAGATGCTTTAGATTATCTTTATTAGCCATTGGTATTTTTATTTAGGTTGCCAAGCGGTTGAAAAACCTTTATCGTTAAACACATCACTTTTTGGTATTCCTGCACGGAACAATAATCGTACAACTTCCTCTTTCTCCATCATTAATCGTTTCATAATCTCGTCACCGCTTAATCCCTGCTTTACCATATCCGTAACAATATTACTCATTTCTAAAACACCGTGTGTTCCTCTTGCACGGTTGTGACGGATTGTAGCCATTTGTTGTTGTGCCGCATCTTTCGGATGCACCATTACAGTAGGTACTTTGCCATCTGTCAACTCAAAAATTTCTTTGTGTCCCGAAACCGTCCAACGGTGAAAGCCATCTACAATCGTAAAGTCTGGGTTTATAACAATAGGCTGAGTCCATCCGTCCTCTAAGATAGAGATTTTTAATAACTTTAATTCTGGAGGTGCAACCTTATTCGGGTTGTAATTGTTTGGCTTTAATAGGTTTCTATCAATCCAACTGATTTCATTTAATGGTTGTGGTTTCATTTTATTTGTATTTAATTTCTAATTCTGAATGGTCGATTATGTTTTTTCCTCCACCGTGTATTCTTCTTTCTGTATTCATAAGAAAAGCAATTTCCTCGCGTTCAATTTCGGTTGGCGCCTCCAGGTTCAATAACTTTTCCAGATACTGGTCCCTTAAATTTAATTTACGTTTCAAAAAATCTCCTGCCTCTTTTGACGGTGATGGATATCTATAGTTGGCATTGTCGTTTATGATAGCTTTGTTTAAAACTTGAACACACTTTATTGGTCTCCCCATTTCCCAATACTCAAATCCCTCCAACTCCAAATACAAATACTGCTTTGAATAAAACTTTTTAAGTGTTGAATTTTCTCTACAGAATTTTAAAAAAGCCTCAAAGTCTGCATCGTTATTGACTAATGTTCTGGTAGTGTACCAATGTGGATAAGTTTCCGAATAACTTTTAGCCTCTTTAAATTGGCAGCTATTGATAAATTCTATTGCTTGTTCTCTATTCATTACTTATACAATTTAATTGCCTCCTCTAATGTAATACCCAATCTTTCTCTTTCCTTTGCAGCTTGTGTATTCATCATTCCACCTTGACGACCTTTGAAATCTCCTCTGATAGCAATGGTACAAAGCCACTTCCAACTAATTCCAGAAATAGGGTTTGGAGTTTCTTCATCCACTTTCATTTTAGATTTTTTGAAATGGCCTTGGATATATTTATTGATGGTGTCCTGCACTTCCTTTTTTGAATCGTGATCGTAACTGTCAATAATAATTTTAATGTATTCAGACCATTGCATATTTTCTGGTTTCGATTTTGCAGATGCGTACAATTCTGTATTACCATAACGCCAAGCGGTCGATACACCTTGCACCCTTGCAATCATCTTATGCCACATTTCTGGAAAACATTCCGAATAAACCCACAACCCTCTTAATGGTTCTTCGCCATAAGGCGGACAAACACGTTGGTGCAAGAAGTCACCAAACAATTTTGTCTGATTAAATACATCGTACGTTCTGTTATAATCCCAACCGAATTTATGTACTGCCAACCACACGTCCTCGCTACTCCAGTCGTAGATAGGAAAACAACGGTACTGGTTTTGTCCTGCCTCTGCAGTTGAATTTATGTAAGCATCATTTTTCTTTTTGGATATAACCTGGTATCTTCTCAAACTTTCTTGCGTTCTAATTCCAGTAAGCATTGCAATACGCCCTTGGTTTCTTTCGTATAAGTACGGACTGAATTCTTGGAACGACATTCCTTTTTTAAATTTCGGATGCGAAGTAATTAGGTTGACGCCAGTAGGTAGTTCCCTTACCCACAAATCTTTTTTATCCTCATCCCAAGTGTACCAAAATGGTTCTTCATTCGAGCAAGCGTTTCTGTGTTTGAATTCTAAGCAGTACCATTCCAAATCGATTTCTGGATTTTCAGCAACACGCTTAACGTATTCGATTGTTGGAGGATGGATAGCCTCCTCATCAAAGAACACAACTTTCAAAGGTAATTTGTTTTTCTCGCGAGCAACTTTCAATGCGCAATTTAAAACTGCAGTACTATCCTTACCTCCAGAAAACGACACAACAACTTTGTCAAAAGAATCATATAGGTAGCTAATTCTTTTTATTGCCTCATCGTAAACGTTGGTATCGATGTACTCTTTTTTTCTTACGTGTGCCATAATTATTTTGTTCTAATTGTATCAATAGAATTTGCTGAAATACCTTTTACAATGGTTCTGTTAATCATTGGATGGTTTTCATCTTGTGGACCGAAGTCTGAATCTGGATGGAAAGCAATAACGTCCATTCCCTCCTCTTGTGTATAAAAGCAATGGTTGCCTATTTCGTAAACATTGCCGTCCTCTGCTTTTTCAAAACTTACTCCATCCCATTCTTTGATTACGAAAATCATTCCCTCCTGTAAAGGAAGATTGCCAAACGGAGTAACGCAAATACCTTTACCTCTTGCAACAATTCCTATTCTATGGCTTGGGTGAGTATGTGGCGTTTGCTCAATGTTTGTAGGGAAATGCAAATGATTAAAGCAAGGGTCACCAAGTTTAACTGGAGGAATTAATAAACTGTCGGTGCAACCGTCAATATAATTTAATCTTCCGCTTTCTTCTATTGGACCGCCAATGGTATAAACTGCCTTGTACTTATTTTTTGGATAAATACCTTTGTCCTGCAGAACCTCAATTAAAATAACTTTGCTTTCGCAAGACGGATTAATAATAAATTCACCTGCTATTGAAAAATACATACCCTTAGACACACTTCCTTTCGGTCTGCCGTCAGATATAATCTCAGTAGTTCCAGAATACACAAAACCATAATACGAACTGTTAGGCTTTGATTCAAACCCGATGCCGTTTAATACGTTGTAATATTTTATAGGATATTTTTCATTGGTGCTATCATCAAATAACAAACCTACCTCATCATTTTTAAAGTTGATGAAACTTGCGTTTTCTCTGTTTTTCATATTATTTTTTATTGTAAACTCTTAATATTTCCATCAATGCATCTTCCTGCTTTTCAAATAGGAATTCGTTTTTAACTTTATTTAAAGTGTCGAGTAAATCCAATTTGTTTTCGTGTAACATAATCAGTTCGAATGTGGAGTAGTTGTCGTCTGTAGTTCTGGGACTATTATCCTTTTCCTTTTCCTCTTTTGTAGCTTTGGCAGTTGAATCAAAATTCATATCCTCCAGGTTCGTTTGCCATACCTGCAATCCCCAATCTTTCAGATCTTCACTATCCCAATTATTTGCCAATGCATCCCAATCCCATTCACCTCCTGCAACATTGTCCTTAATCAGAAACTCATTTTGTTTCTCTTGCGACATACCAACTAATTTGATTACTGGCACCTCAGTTATTCCTGCCTCGAGGCAAGCACGGTACCGCATATTGCCACCAATAATGATTCCGTCCTCGTTTACAACAATAGGGCGGATTTCTAGCATTTCTGGAAAGTCAGTTACACTTTGAACAAGTGATTTAAACTTGTCGTCTTTAATAATTCGGGGATTGTTTTCGTTTGGTTTTATCGAAGATATTTTAACCAATACAGTTTTAAATTTACTCATTTTTCAGATTTAATTTACACAGTTGTTACA